TAAGGCCGACCAGACCAAGCACGCAGAGACGGTGCTTTCAATGATGGGCGCGGTTTTGGATATGGGGGAGCAGGCATATTCAGACCCCGATCGATTTCCGAATGGCCCATGGTGCAAGATTGGCGACTTCGTGATGTTTCGCCCCAACTCGGGTACCCGCTTCAAAGTCAATGGCCGTGAGTACCGGCTGCTAAATGACGACAGTATTGAAGCGATTGTTGCTGACCCTCGGGGGGTTACACGAGCATGAATGATGAGCATATAACGCTTGGAGTTACGTCTGATTATGCGTGGTATGAACTTACACAAGTTCAAAACCAACTGAAAGCCATGTCAAATCAGATAGAGCATCTGATTGCAGTTATTCGCGCACGTGAAGATGATCAGGCCCAGTATGTTTCTCATCTGAAAGCCCAATGCAGCACGTTACAGGCGCGGCTCAACGCTTTGCGTTCGGAGGACTAAATGCCATTCCAAAAAGTTGAATTTGAATTTCCCGACCCTGACAAGCCTGAAGAAAAGGGCACTGTCGAAGTGGAAGTAAGCTCGGCTGAAAACGTCTTAGACGTTGAGCCAAAAGAAAAACCCAAGGCGGAGCCCGCACCGGCCCCAGAGCCTGAAGCTAAAGCTGCTGAGGTTGAAATTGAGGTGGTGGACGATACGCCACCCAAAGACCGTGGGCGTAAGCCGACTGAACCACCATCGGAAGTTACCGACTCTGAGCTTGAGGAGTATTCAGAGAAAGTTCAAAAGCGTATCAAGCAGTTCTCCAAGGGCTACCACGACGAGCGCAGACGGGCTGAGTCCGCACAGCGAGAGCGTGAAGAAGCTATTCGCCTAGCGCAAAAGCTTATTGAAGAGAATAAGCGGCTACAAGAGGCACAAACCAAAAGCCATGCAGCCTTGCTTGAACAGGCTAAAGCACGGACTGCAGCGGAGCTTGAACAGGCTAAACGAGCCTATAAAGAGGCTTATGAGTCAGGTGATGCCGATAAGGTTGTTGCTGCCCAAGAAGCGCTGACCACTGCCAAGATTCGTGCAGATAAAGTGGCTAACTTTAAACCAGCCGCTTTACAACCTGCTAAAACTGTTGTACAAACCGAATCTGAACCTACACCCGCCCCAGCACCGGTTGTTGATCAAAGGGCCGTGGAGTGGCAAAAAGCCAATTCATGGTTTGGCGATGATGACGAAATGACGAGCTTTGCGCTGGGGTTGCACCAGAAGCTTGTCAAAGAAGGCGTCGATACTCGAAGCGACGAATACTACGAGCGGATTAACCGCCGTATGCGCGAAGTCTTCCCACAGCAGTTTGAAGACGACGAAGAAGTACCTACTAAACCGGCCACCAAGCCGAGCAAAAAAGCCAACGTCGTAGCCCCCGCTACGCGCAGTACCGCCCCTAAAAAGGTTGTGCTAACGCAAACCCAAGTAGCACTTGCGAAACGGTTGGGTGTTCCGTTGGAACTTTACGCCCAAAAGGTTGCTGAACAAATGAGGAATCAAAATGGCTGAGAACCGCACTGATCGTGAATTGACCACCCGTGACCGCACTGCCCGCCGCAAGTCTTGGGCTCGTCCTGAGCTGCTGCCAACTCCGAACCCGGAGCCTGGGTATGAGTTTCATTGGGTACGTGTCAGTACCATGGGTCAGGCTGATCCCATGAATGTCTCCTCAAAACTTCGTGAAGGTTGGGAACCTGTTAAAGCTTCTGATCATCCAGAGATCGTTACGATGGGCGTTGAAAATGATCGCTTCAAAGATAACATCGTCATTGGTGGTTTGATGCTGTGCAAGACCCCGACCGAATTTGTTGAAGACCGCAATCAATACTTCCAGCAGCAAGCTGATGCACAAATGAATGCGGTTGACAATAACTTTATGCGCGAGAATGACCCGCGTATGCCGCTCTTTAGGGAGCGTAGTACCAAGGTCACTTTCGGTTCAGGTTCATAATTTAGGAGTCTCAAATGGCTTACCCCACTGTTGACAAGCCCTACGGGCTAAAGCCGATCAATTTGATCGGTGGTCAGGTGTTCGCGGGCTCTACGCGGATGTACAACATCACCTACGCGTACGCTACGGACATTTTCTACGGCGACTTCGTCGCCCTCGTGCGTGGCAATCTGGAGCGCATCAGTGTTACCGCAGGCGCTGCTGGTACTCTGGTCGGCATCTTCCTGGGTTGTTCGTACACTAACCCCACGACCAAGCAGAAGCAATTCTCGCAGTATTGGCCCGCTTCCACGGCGGCTGGTGATGCGGTTGCGTATGTTTGCGATGATCCTGATACGGTCTTCCGAGCGGCTATCTGTTCGTCTGGTACCACGATTGCCTCTGGCGCTCGTGCCTTGATTGGCCAGAACCTTGAGTGCTTGAATAACTCTGGTGATGCCAATACTGGCAACTCGCGTAACGCTCTCCTGGCTCCGACCGACACCCCGTTGACGACCGCCACGTTCCCGATCCGTGTGATTGGTGTTGTGCCTGAGACCGCTGTGTCGCTAGGTACCGCGACGTTCACCAGCATTGCTACCGCAACGATTACCTGCTCGGCGCTTCCGTTTGCGCTGCCTGTAGGTACTGATGTAGGCTCGATTGCTTCGAACGGCCAGTACATCCCCTCGGGTTCGTTTGTGGACACCGCTGCCGCTGCTGGTGCGACGACTGTTGTTCTGAATCAAGCGCCGGTTGCTGCGTTTGCTTCTAGCGCGACGTTGGTGTTTACTCAGTACCCCGAGCTGTTGGTTAAGCTCAACTTTGGCCAGCATGAGTATTACGCTGGTCTCGCTACGGCCTAAAGGAGTTAAATCATGGCTATTTCACGTGCCCAACTACTGAAAGAACTCCTCCCAGGGCTTAATGCGCTGTTCGGTATGGAGTACAAGCGTTACGGCGAAGAGCACAAAGAGATTTTCGAAACCGAAACCTCTGAGCGTTCATTCGAAGAGGAAACCAAACTGTCTGGCTTCTCCGCCGCTCCGGTGAAGAACGAGGGCAGCGCGATTGCCTACGATAACGCGCAAGAAGCTTGGACTGCTCGCTACAACCACGAAACCATTGCAATGGGTTTCTCGCTGACCGAAGAGGCCATCGAGGACAACCTGTACGACAGCCTGTCGTCCCGGTATACCAAAGCTCTGGCTCGTGCCATGGCGTACACCAAGCAAGTCAAAGCTGCGTCTATCCTGAACAACGGCTTTAGCTCCGCTGTGACCTACGGCGACGGCCAAGCTCTGTTCTCGACCGCGCATCCTCTGGTGTCTGGTGGTACCAACAGCAACCGTCCTGCGGTTGCCGCTGACCTGAATGAGACCTCCCTTGAGGCGGCTGTTATTCAGATCGCTGGTTGGACCGATGAGCGTGGCTTGCTGATTGCTGCTAAGCCCCGTAAGCTAGTTGTGCCTCCGGCACTGATGTTCGTTGCAACCCGTCTGTTGGAGACTGAACTCCGCGTGGCGACCGCTGACAACGACATCAACGCGCTGAAGAACAACGGCTCCATCCCTGAAGGCTATACGGTCAATCACTATTTGACCGATACCAATGCTTGGTTCCTCCTGACGGACGTTCCTAACGGGCTTAAGCACTTCGTGCGTACGCCTCTGCAGACATCCATGGATGCGGACTTTGACACAGGTAACTCAAGGTACAAAAGTCGCGAAAGGTACAGCTTTGGAGTGAGCGATCCGTTGGGCGCATATGGTTCGCCAGGCGCGTAAACCCAAATAAATCAAGCACTTAGCTTGGTTGAGAGGGGCCTTCAGGCCCCTTTTTTCATTTATATTTGACATGGGCGGTACTTTTTAGTACATTACGGTTTAGCTTTATAACGGAATGCACCATGTCACAAGCTATCTACAAAATTCTTAATGTTGTTAACCAAAAATTTTATGTCGGGAGTACCAACAATACAAAAGTTAGGTTTCGCCAGCATCGGAAGTTGTTGCGCGGAAACCGGCACCATAGTAAACATTTACAAGCTGCGTGGAATAAGTACGGTGAAGAAAAATTTGTTTTTGTAATAGTTGAAGAGGTACCCACAACTCGGTCTCTTCAAGAGATTGAGGAGATTTACCTTATGCAGCATGTTGGGCAACCGTATTGTTATAACACTGGGCGAAGTGCAGACGCTCCTTGGCGTAACGCACCGCCGGAAATTACACCAAATTTTGGTAAAGCTGTAACACAAACCCAAAAAGATCAA